TATCTGGGGTCAATGACTCTTTTAGCATTTTTGCATCTATCATGGTATCACCCCTTCATTCAATTCGCTCTCTATTTTTTCCAATTTCATCAGTTCTTCTTTATCCAAATTATATACTATTTTCTCATATCCTACATCTATTACTTCAAGTCTAGAATTAGTAACGAATAAATCGGTTTTTCTTAATGTTCCTAAATCCATTACTGACCATATCCTAACTTGAGTATTTTCACCGCCTCTAAGTTTATATATGTCAGTCACTATATTCGGCAGATAGCCAACTATTTCAGTTGCTTTACCTAAAGTTTCCAATTCTTCTTTCGTCGGCCTTGCCATGATACATCCCATATCAGCTTTATTGATAACAGCTCGGCTACCGGCAATTGATGCTTCATTTCTAATATCTCTATTATTGTCAGCATTTGCATTGACCTGCGTACTTGACATTACAAATACATCAAGTTCAACAGCTAATTGTTTCAAAGCATCTGAAAACATTAATAGAATTTCGTCATTACGAAGATTAACCCCTTTAAATTCTCCAAGAAGAGAAGGACTAATAAAGATATAATCATAGAAAACATAATTAATATCATACAGCATCACCTGCTCTCTTACTAACTGTTTTATTAAGGAGATACTAGGACTTGGTACTCGAATAACTCTAAAGTTATTCTCATAATAACGCATTATTGAAATCGCCTGACTTAATACTCCCTTTTCTTTTTCGTTACACTGTCCACGTTTTATTTTAGACTCGTTAATACCGGTTAAGTATGCAAGCGCCATTTTCTTAACTTCATCAAAATTTTGCTCTGTAATGATAATCATTACTTTTTCACTACAGCCATGCGGTACCCACTTCATTTGATCCCATGAATAAACCATAGGATAAGCTAGATAACAAGCATCAGCCATGAGTGAACGAGTTTTTCCTAAACCGCTTGCGCCAGAACGTAAATAAAATCGTCCTTTAATTGCGCCACTCACAATATGATTAAATATTTTTCCCTGTAATGGCAGCCCTATTTCAGGATTTAATTCAAGTTCAGCCAGCATATCTTCTATGCCTTCATACAAAGTCTGACTTTCACTTGTGTCATTCAGAATATACTTACTCTTTATTTGAGTGAAATCTTTATCTATCCTATCAAGAATATCTTGAGTGCTTGAATTAGCAAAAACTTCATCAACTTTTTTCTCATATTCTGTGACAGGTGTTTCAACATATAAGTCACTTGTATCTATCTTCATTTTTGTCGATAGATCGTGAATTAGATTTTCTTTTTTAAATGATGAATAAAGTCCATCAAACGATCCCACTGGAACTGCTTCGCAATCTACCAATGCTTGTCGGCCATTTCTTGCTTCATATATTGCCTTGGCAGATGGACTATTAAACATCCATTTTTCAATTTCATATGGAGTTAATTCATTAGTAGCTCCAGGTGCTAAATTCTCTATTGCCCAAAAAATATATCTATAAACTGGGTTTTCAAAATCAGACGAAGTGATTTGATAACGATCAGTTTGCAAAAGTAGTTTAGGCTCGTGCATTAAGCTACCAATGATTAACTGTTCAGTATTCTGTTGTGCCAATGCCGACTCCTTTCTATAATACTGGTTCTGCTGTTATTTTATGCTTACTTCTCTTATTATGACTACCAATACTTCTTCCAATTCCAGCCTCGATCTTTTTGATTTTCGAGATTTCCTCTAAGATACCAGTTTCTTTCCTTTGTCTCTCTAACCAATAATTAGTTGATTGATCATAAACATAAGGTATAATTCCTAATCCATATTCAGGTTTATATTCTTTTTTCTGTAACACAAAATACCAATACGCTGTGAAGTAAATACCTTTCATAGTTTTCCCTTCTGCTATCATCTTCGCGCATTGGCTTTTAATTTGAAAAAAATTATAAGTACTATGACAATCTTTGGTAATTATTTCAAAAATAAGGTCAAACCATTCATCATCCGTTTTAGGAACATCCATATTATTATACTTTTCCCAGCAGGTTTTATGATAATAATATCCTTTTGACCTCATTATATAATCTATCCCTTCTTGCCCAGTTAATTCTTGTTTACAAAGTCTACAATGTCTTTCACTCATCTGATATACCTTCCTATAAATAGTATATCAAAATTTTTCCAAAAATGCAAATTGCGAGGTGAAAGGACACACCTCGCAATTCTTTTATCTTAAAGTTCTTTTAATTCTTCTATAATTAGCTCTAAAAGGTCTAGCTGTTCAGGCTGAATTTCTGATATGCGGCATGGCCGCTTCATAATTTTTTCTACGATCTTATTAGCCTTCTCAATAGATCCTTCGGGATCATCTGAATCAAGCAACCTTTCCCATTGCGCGCGGGCTTCTGCCATAGCTTCTTCATAGGTATGAGAAGCAACTTTTTCCTCATTTTTAGCTACGACTACATCTCCTTCGGCCTCTTGTTTATCTATTGCTTCATTCATAGCAGCAATTAATTCATTATAGCCAAATGGAATCTCTGGTGGCAAATATCTAAGTCTTGATCCAGCAGTAATATATGGCGTTGAACGAGTAATTAAAGTTCTTTCTGCTGTACCATCAGAATGAGGAATTACTTTAATACAACCAATAATGTCTACTAGAGCATTAACAACATCCTGCGCTCTATCTGGAATATTTGGTGTCATTGTTTCAATTACTGTATCATCATCAATTTTTTCAGTCTTGATTTTAGCATGAGTAATTAAAATAATACCATATCCCATCATAGATATTTGACGGAGAGCATCAGAAAATTCATCTTTAAGAAGCGCATAGCCGCGTCCCCATGGAATATCACTAATTGCATCTACTCCTTGAGTACTGCAAATATAAGCTTCACACAAAGACCATGCAATAGACAGGGTATCAATAGTAACCGTTTTAAACTTTTCTTTCAGTTCAGGTTTATTAAGCTGCTTAAGATAAGACTTAAAGAAAGTCCACTTCTCAACTTCAATGGCATAAACACCACTTATAAAGTTTGTTCCCTTTTCAAAAGAAAATATTAGATTATCGGGAGCCTGTGCGGCAAAAGAAGTCTTGCCGCACTTGGCTGGCCCGTAAAGTAACAAATATTTATCTTTTAAATCTCTTGAAATGGTAGTAGGCTTTAAGTCCATAAGATTCATAATTGCCATCTACCATTCCTCCTTAGAATCCAATATCTATTCTAGATTTTGCGCTAGACTGATTTCTTTCTACAGTTCCAGTCTGCTGATTCTTTTCTTTTCTATCCTCAAGACGAGCATTTCTAGCTTCAAGACACTTACGTACATCTTCTCCGCTATACATTTCAATAAGTCTATCATTTCTGCTAATGGCAGAGATAATAAGATCACTTACAGAAATTGTTCTTACCCTTTCAATCGGATCGCCAATTTCAACTTCCTGATAAGTCTTTTCAGTCTTCTGAGAGAAGAAAAGTCTTACAGATGCAGTGATGGCATCTCCAGGCTGATAGACAGCCTCAATTGCAGAAATATATTCCGGATTTTCAGTAACAATCGGAAGAATATCAGTATAATTGTTGAAGCCGATATTTATTCCATTAATAAAAAGTCTACCAGTTTCAACTCCATCTCTATCAGTTTCATGCTTGATGTCCTTGATAATAAGGTCAATATCTGCACTGGCCTTTGGCATCATCTGATTTCTAGGAATTACTCTAATAAATGAACCGTTCACTCTTGGGAAAGAAACAAACTGCCCGCTTCTGCTGTAATATTCATTCATTACAACTCTTGCACTTGTAATTCTTACGCAATCTGCGGCTTCCTCTCCAACCGCCGCGATAGATTTACCTTCGGTAAGAATCTTATTAAGGTCAGTATAAGCAGGATTCTCTGTTCCATTATTAGTCATTTTCTTAACGAAAAACTGAACAGGAATCTCGCACTCTACTTCAGGACCATCTTTGACAACGGGTGCAACAACTTTAACGATTACCTTACCAGAAATTACATCATTGTTATTCCAAACTCTTGTATTAAGATCAATCTCAGAAAGAATACCTTCAATTACTCCATTATTATTCATATTTGCCATATTATTTTTCTCCTAATTCGTTATTTTAATTCGTTACTTATTCTGCAATATCTTCTTCTGGATCTTCGTAAACTTTTCCTTCTTCTGTGATATGAACATATCCTACTGGCTTTTCCTGTCCAGGAACAGTTCTCTTCTCATAAGTTACAAGCGCACCACGGCTGCCGTCTTTCTTTTCCTTAAGGCTCATCCATACGATAGGTCCAATAGACTTAATTCCAAGTCCAGTTCCGTCAGCGATCTGCTCAAAGGTAACGCCGTCTCCCATATCATTATCTCTTACAAACTCAAATACCGCTCTTGTTTTTTCAGTCAATCTTGCCATATTAAAATTCTCCTTTTAAAATTTTCATTATAATTTGAGGAAATTCTTTTCATTTCCTTTTGATATATATATTATATTATAAATTTAATTTAAAATCAATTTTTAAATTCTTCAGAAATTAATTGTTTATAATTTGCTTTAGTCGCCCTTTCTGATGTAATACCGACACTTTTTAGATTTGTTAGAGTTAATTTAGTTTTAATCTTATTAAGTGTTGATATTTCCTTGCAGCGGAAATGGCCTTCATCATCAAGAATTACTAGGAATTTATTGGGATCATCTGTATAAACACCAATAATTTGATCATCAGTATCAATCTTAAAGACTTGTTTTGCCCGCTTTGGCACTTCTGTCCCACGATAAACTATACCTTTTTTAGTTACGCAGAAATACGGTGTGCCACTAATTAATGTTGAAATTACTGCTTCATTTTTGGGAGGAGTAATGTAAAGCTTTCCACTTGTAGTGAAATACATCATTTTCTCTGCTTGCTCGTCAGAGATATTAAGTAGTTCAGTTCTTCTTTCATCTCCATACATTTCTGCTGTTGCGCGAAGTTCTGCTGCTATATTTAATTTGATAGCTCTATCATTACTGAGTAACTTATTAAGCTCTTTAATTAATTTAATTAAATCATTTCTTTGATTAATAAACTTCTGTACTTCAAGAGAAGCCAATCTGCTTAAAGTAAGCTTTAAAATTGCATCTACTTGTTCATTGTCAAGCGGATAAGCTTTGATAAGATTTATTTTAGCTTCTGCCTTATCTTTACTATTTTTAATTATCTTAACAACATTCTCAATATCATTGCAGATAATAATATATCCCTCTAAAATATGTTTTCTATCTTCAGCTTCTTTTAAATCATACTCATATCCACGCTTAAATATCTCAAATTGATAATCGCAGTATTTCTGCATCGCTTCCGGAAGCGTATATACTCTCGGCTTGCGGCAATTCTCAAGCATTGTTAGGTTAATTGGATAGCTATTTTGAAGAGAAGTCTTTTTAAAAAGTAAAGAAAGAACTTGGTTAGGAACAGCTTCTTTGGTTAGATAAATTTCAAGATCTACAGTTTTACCAGTAGCATCATTAAAATAATCAATTCCATTAGACTCATCTTGGCGTAGCTCTTCCAGTTCTTTACAAATTGTATTAGTATAAGTTGCGTAAGGTAATTCTGTTACTCTAAATAGATTTCCTTTACTGTCATAACTAATCTTCGCTCGTAACTTACACGCAGCGCCAGTTCCTTTAAGCAAAGACTCTTTTACTTCATCAGTATTAAGAAGAATTCCTCCTGTCGCAAAATCAGGTAATGGAAGTGAATAAGTATTCCCAAGTAACATATTAATTAATGCTGTATTCATTTCCTTTAAGTTAAATTGAGGAATATTACTAGAAACACCAGTTCCAATACCACTTGTTCCATTACAAAGGTTCCAGAAACCAATACTTGGAAGCAATCCTGGAGATTGTTCTGTA